ATGTTCGGTCCCAGGAACCTGACTCGGGAAACGGGGACCGTCGTGGCGACCACGCAGGCAGAGACGCTCGACCAGCACAGGACGCTGGTCGACCACCTCGATGAGCGCGTGCGCGCCCTGGTGCGCGGCGAGGGGGTCGACCCGCAGCGTGACGCGACCGTCGTACGACGGATCGCCGAAGGCGTCGTGCGCGAGCACGACGAGCGCAGCCTGACCGGTCAGGTCGCTCCGGTGCCGGACGTGGGCACGATGGTCGGGGAGCTGGTCGCCCGCGTCGCGGGCTTCGGGCCGCTCCAGCCGTTCCTGGACGACCCGACCGTCGAGGAGGTCTGGATCAACGACCCCTCGCGGGTCTTCGTGGCACGTCATGGCCGTCACGAGCTGACCAACCTGATCCTCACCTCGGCCCAGGTCTCAGAGCTGGTCGAGCGGATGCTCAAGTCGAGCGGTCGCCGCATCGACATCTCGCAGCCCTTCGTCGACGCCATGCTGCCCGAGGGGCACCGGCTCCACGTCGTCCTCGAGGGCATCAGCCGCGGGTTCTCGGCCGTCAACATCCGCAAGTCAGCCACGGGGCCACCGTAGGGGGTCTGACCTGCGCAAACGTGATCACTGCGCACCCTCGGTCCGCGTGGAGTCCGCAGCAGCGCCGAGCACGTCGTCGACGGCAGTGCGCGTGAGGTCCTCAGAGTCAGGCCAGATGTGGGCGTAGGTGTCCAGCGTCTCCTTCGCTGAGCCGTGACCCAGCCGGGCCTGGACGACCTTGACGCTCTCACCATGCCGGATCAGTAGCGAGGCGTAGTAGTGCCGCAGGTCGTGCAGCCGCGTCTTCACCGGCGCGCTCGTCGCGTTGACCGCCTTGCGGAAGGCGCGGGTCACGTGGTCGCGGTAGAGCAGCCCGCCGCCGGGCTCGGTGAAGATGGCGCCCTGGTCGCCGGCTGGGAAGTCGGCCAGGTGCGCCGCGAGGGCGTCGACGACGGTCTGGGGCAGAGGGATCGTGCGGTACGAGGCCTTCGTCTTCGGCGGCCCGAACGTTGGGGGCCACGTCAGCATCAGCTGGCGGTCGACGCGGAGTGTGCGTCGCAGGAAGTCGACCCGGTCCACCGTCAGGCCCGCGGCCTCGCCAGGGCGCAGACCGGTCCCGGCCATCAGCAGGACGATGGCTCGCCAGCGGGCAGGCATCGCTGCCTCGAGCTCGAGCACGGCCGACGTCTCGAGGAGCAGGATCTGAGGGTGCTCGACGAGCGGCAGCGTGATCCGTCGGCAGGGCGACTGCGCGATAACGCGGTCGTCGGCTGCGGCGCGGAACACCGCCCGCAGGTGCTGGTAGGTCACCTGGACAGTCGACGGGGCGACCTTGGTGGAGAGGTGCTGCACCCAGGCCTGGATCTCTGAGGGCCGGATCGAGGCCATCGGCCGGTTGCCGAAAATCGGCAGCGCATGCACCCGCAACGCTGAGTCGACAGCCGCCCGAGTGTTGGCCCGGTGCACCTGCCTGGCCTGCCACGCGGCCGCGTAGGCGCCGAACGTGACCTTGCCGGCCTTGGGGTCCACGTACTGCCCCGTGAGGACGGAGGCGGTCACCTCGTCGAGCCACCGCTGGGCGTCGACCTTACGGTCGAAGTGGCGGGCGTGCTCCTTGCCCGCGTCGTCGCGGTACCGGGCACGCCAGCGACCGTCAGGCCTCTTCGCGATCGACGCCATCAGTCCGTCCTGAGGTCCGGCAGGCTCCGCACCAGGTCGTCGATCCTCGTCCGAAGCTCGGGGTCCGATGGGTCGTCGCTGCTGTAGACCAGGTCCGTGACCTCGTCCATGGTGCGACCAAGAGACTCGGCGGCGCCCGGATTCGTCTCCGCGAGAAGCTTCATCGCTGCATCCACGGCATTCTTGACGGTGTCCCGGTAGCGGGTCGTGAAGTTGCCGAGCAGAAGCTTGCGCACGAGCGACCCGTCGCCGTACAGAGCGTCCAGCTGGGGAAGACCCAGCGCATAGGCCAACGAGATGCCCTCGGCCATGCTGACGGGTCGCCGGCCTGCCTCAACCTTCGCGACGGTGGTCTGCCGCCACGTCGGATGACCCAGCGCAACCATGCGTGCCGCCAGAGCCTCTTGCGACCAGCCAGGGCCTGGCGGGTGCTGCGCCTTACGCGAGGCTCGGATGTTGGCGCCGAGCAGAACGGCGGCGTCTGCGAGTACATCTGCCATCGATTCATCCTTCACGAGCATGAGGTTAATGCCCACAGAGTCTCGCCGATAGGCGTTGGTGGGCTTAGGCTGTTCTATGCCCTGGTCGGGTAACTGTCAACCTTTGGGAGCATGTTCATGGCGGATTCGCTGCTCGACATCGAGGAGGTGTCAGCGCGGACAACGGTCCCCGTCGGCACTCTCAGATATTGGCGTCACCTCGGCACCACCGGACCCCGCTCGACGCGGATCGGTCGACGCGTCGTCTATCGCGAGTCCGAGGTCGAGGCCTGGATCGAGGCGCAGTTCGCCAACGCAGTCGGTGACGACCTGCAGGCGGCTGGTCAGTGAGCGCCGCCGACCAGTTCCGCGAGCTCCTCGACGAGGAAGGCGCCGGCGACCGCCTCACCCGCTGCGCCGACCTCCTCAACCAGCGCAAGCTCGTCGCCGACACCATCGACGAAGTCCGCGCCCTCGTCGACCAGGCCGCCACCAAGATCGCGGCCGCGGTCGCGATCGACGGCACCACACCCCCACCCGAGCTCGTGACCGAGCACGACGGCCTCGTCGCAGCCTGGCGCGACCTCATCCGGTTCCAGCTCCACTCCGACGCACGGTGGGTCGACCTCCTCCTCGGGAACCAGGCTTGACGCCGCCGCGCCCGGGCGAGGTGAAGTGGACCCGCCAGATCGACCTGACGACCGTGCACGAGCGCGACCGCCGCAAGGCCGCCTGGGCCACCCACGTCCCACCCGGCGCGAGCGTCCGAGTCGTCGTCGGTCGGAACGCCGGCCCCTACGGCAACTTCGACACCTACGAGACCCCCCGCGGCGAGAACCACCGCGTGATCGACGCCGTCCTCGCGATGCTCGACGCCGGCATCCATGTCGACATCGTGGGCTCACCCGACGCGCTCACAGCCTGGGGGGAGGCCATCGCATGGCACCGCGGCAAGTAGTCGACCTCGACGCCTACCTCAACAACTTCCGAGCCCGCGTCGTCCAGGACGCCTTCCTTGAGGCGACATCGCGCTACTGGTGGCGCCGGGCCGAGCAGTTCGAAGCCGCACGACCCCGCCGCACCGACCACTACCCCCGCGACATCAGCGCGGCCACGGTCGCCGCCCAGGACGAGCGCATCGCCGCCACCGCGCAGGCCTGCCGCTACCGCGCCGTCATCGCCCACTCCACACGACTGGAAGCCGCCGAGTGACCGAATACGCCGACGCGAACGCCCTCGGCCTGGCACCGATGGGCGGACCCAACGAGGACGACGAGGACCTCGCCCGCCGCCTGGAACTCGTCCGAGACCACCGCCGGCAGGTCGACATCGAGAAGGGCCGGATCCTCGCCCGCGAGCAAGCCCACGCCGAGATCCGAGCCGACAAGGTCGCCGACACCGACTTCGCCAGCCTCTACCTCAGCCGCTCACAGCTGCTGAACATGCCGACCCCACAGCCCCTCATAGACAACGTCCTGCCCCGACACAGCTACGTGATCCTCCGCGGCCGCGACCAGTCCTTCAAGAGCTTCGTCGCCCTCGACTGGGCCTGCTGCCTCGCCACCGGCAAACCATGGCAGGGGCACACCGCCAAGCCCACCCCCGTGCTCTACGTCGCTGGCGAAGGCGGCTACGGGCTCGCCCGCCGCATCGAAGCATGGGAGTACGCCTGGAGCCACCTCATCGACGACCGCATGCTCACCGTCCGCAACGGCGCCCTCGACCTGCACCGACCCGGCCCCGCCTTCGACGACCTCCTCGACGTCGTACGCCGCGGTCAGTACGGCCTGGTCGTGATCGACACCCTGCGGCGCGTCTCGGGCAACGCTGACGGCAACTCGTCCGAGATGGGGGTCGTGGTCGACAACCTCGACCGGATCCGCCAGGAGACGACAGACGGCACCGTCCTGGCCGTGGCGCACACCGACAAGGGCGATAACGATGCCCGCGGCTACTCCGGCATCGAGGACGACGCCGACGTGGTCTGGTCGGTCAAGCGGGACGACATGTACCTCGCCCTCGAGCTCGCCAAGATGAAGGACGGTCCCGACGGCCGAACCGTCCACCTGCTCGCCAACAAGACCCTCGACTCGCTCACGCTCAGCGCAACCGGCGGTCTGCCCAAGCCCAACACCACCGAGTCGCAGATCAAGTTCCTCGACGTCCTCCGAGCGTCCGACCCAGACGGCATGCCCTCCGGCCGACTGATGAGCCTCTGCACGGCCGCCGGTATCGGCGAGTCGACCTACTACCGGGTGGCCCGGGAGCTCGCTGAAGCCGGTCACATCGTCAACCTCGGCACCCAACAGCGGAAGGTCTGGGCCATCCCACCGATAGAGGACAGGTCTCACGACCTCTCACCACAGGAAACCGCCCCTGACCTGGGCGGCTCTCACAACTCTCACGACTCTCAACCTGCACTCTCACTCACTACTCTCACTCTCACCTCCCTTAAGGGTGAGAGTGAGAGAGAAGTCCGAGAGGACCCCTCGTGACCCGCATCGAGGTCGTCTACGACCAGGTCACCAACCACCAACTCCCAGCCTGGGCGCGTGTCTGGCTCTGGGCCCTCGCCAATGCCAACGAGCACGGCCACGCGAGGGCCTGGCCAGGCGAACTCCGACGCGTCCTCCACGCCAACGCCAGCGACGTCAGCCGAGCCATCCGCCTCGCCCGCGAACGCGACCTCCTCGACCCCACCTCTAGCGCCTACTGCCTCGTCCTACCCGGCCGAGCCATCGCACCCTGCGAAGCCACCCACCGGGAGGCGTCATGACCCAGCAGCAGGCCGACCCCCTGACCCAGGACCCGCCACCCCAGCACCCCAGTCCCTGCCCCGGCTGGTGCTGCACCCCGACCACCACGGACCACGACGAGTGAGCGGCACCTGGTCCGGCCGCAAGGTCACCGCCGCCCGCGCCCTCGTAGCCGCCCGACTACCCGCACCCTGCGCCCGCTGCGGCCGCACCATCAACGCCGACGACAACCCACGCACCTGGATCGTCGGCCACATCAAACCCCGAGCAACCCACCCCCACCTCGAAGACGACCCACGCAACTGGCGCCCCGAACACCGACGCTGCTCCAACAAAACCGGATTCGCAACCGCACTCGCGAAAGCCCGACTCGACGGAGCACGAGCCGAACGACGCGGCGATTTTTCCCACGACGACGACGCTGGCAGCCACCACTTCCGGTCTTCTCTCTCCCCGACCTCGGACGGCCAGTGGGAGGTTCATCCGCGGCTGAGGTGGGCGCATCACGTCGCGACGGCGCCGGGTTGGCTCGCGCCGTACCTCGTGGTGCCCGAGGACGCGGCGCCGCCGCTGGCGATGACGGAGGTGCACCCTCTGGCGGTCTGCAGCTACGCCGCGGAGGGCTGCACGCACGGGTGGCGGGGGGTGCCGTTCGTGGTGGAGCCGTCGGCGATCGCGTGGGTGGAGCGGGAGCGGACGATCCGGCTGCGGTGGTGGCAGCGGCTCGCGATGGTGCGCCAGCTCGAGCACGATGTCGATGGTCGGCTGTTGTGGCGGGTGGTGGTGGAGTCGGGGTCGCGGCGGATCGGGAAGTCCGAGCGGCTGCGGTCGCTCGCGCTGTGGCGGATGGAGCGTGGGGTCGAGCTGTTCGAGCCGGAGCAGGTCGTGGTGCACGTTGGGCGTGATGTCGGCGTGGCCAGCGAGGTGCAGGCGAGGGCGTGGTCGTGGTGCCGGCTGCGCGGGTGGGACGTGAAGACGGGCAACGGCAAGGAATCCGTGACTCACACCAACGGGGCGCGGTGGTTGGTGAAGTCGCAGAACGCCGGCTACGGCTTCGACGTGCACCTCGGCCTGGCGGACGAGTGCTGGGACATCGTGCCGCAGAAGATCTCGGGGGCGATCGAGCCGGCGACGCTCGAGCGGGAGTCGTCGCAGCTGGTGCTGACGTCGACGAGCAACCAGGCCGCGACGTCGCTGATGAAGAACCGGATCAGCGCGGCGCTCGCGGCCGACGACGGGCGGACGTTGCTGCTGCTGTGGGGTGTCGAGCCAGGCGCGGACCTCTTCGACGAGGCGACGTGGCGGGCGGCGTCGGCGCACTGGACCGAGGACCGGCGGGTGATGATCGGAGCGAAGCTGCGGGAGGCGCAGGACGCTGGCCCGCAGGTCGACGACCCGGACCCCGTGGGGTCGTGGGCGAACAACTATCTCAACGTGTGGGACCTCGTGGTCCGCACGAAGGAGCGAGGGGACCTGGTCTTCGACGGCGACTCGTGGGGGCTGCTCGAGGTCGAGGTCCCGGAACGTGCGCCGGACGAGGCGGCGATCGAGTCGTGGTTCGGGGAAGGCCTGTCGGTCGCGTTGGCGTGGCGCCTCGAGGGTGGACCGGTGGTGGTGCGGGTGCTGGCGTACGACGACCTGCCGGCCGCGGTGGCAGCGGTGAAGGCGGCGCGGTTCCGTGGGACGACGACGGTCGGGGCGACGCTGCTCGGTGACCCGGCGCTGTCGAAGCTGCGGGCCCGGCCGGGGCAGGGCCGGACGTCGGACGCGGTGAAGGAGCTCGCGCGGCTGATGGGTGAGGACGCGGTGCGTCACGACGGCCAGGAGCACCTACGCGGCCAGGTTCTGGCGCTGCGGACGGTGCCGGGTGTCGACGGGCGGCGGGTGTCGTCGAAGGGCCGGGCCGACGCGGTGAAAGCCGCGGTGTGGGCGATCGGCTCGGCGCGAGCTCGCAAGGGCCGCCAGCGGCTCGTGTTGCCTAGTTCGTGACACGGGGTCGGCCAGATCCTGCAACGGCAGGGGTCGGCACCGACGTACTGGCTCACCATCGGCGACGTGGGTGTGCTGAGGTCGCTGTTCACGGGTCGTCCTGACCCGATGCTCGTTGCTGCCCTCGACGCCTCTCAGGACGGCGCTGAGACGTTCGCGGTCGACGCGGCGTCGGTGCCGGCCGAGGTGTTCGGGCTCGGTGGCTACTCGGCCTCGGTCGCGCCGGCCGCCCGGGTCCAGCGCCGCGAGGCGATCCAGGTCCCCGCGGTGAAACGCTCACGCGACCTGGTGTGCGGCACGCTCGGTGGTCTCCCACTCGACCTCTTCGACGGCAACCGGCAGCCGGTCGCGCAGTCGCCGTTCGCGCAGCCCGAGCGAAACGTGCCCCGGTCGGTCACGATGACGCGGCTCTTCGAGGACATGTTCTTCGAGGAGATCGCCTGGTGGCAGGTCACCGAGCGGTACTGGGCTCCGGCCGGCCAGCTCGGCTACCCGATGTACTTCAAGCGCCTGGCCCCGGGCCGCGTCCAGGTCGACGACGAGCGCGACCGGGTATACGTCGACGGCAAGGAAGCCAGCCAACGCGACCTGATCCGCTTCGACTCACCGACCGACGGACTCCTCAAGGCCGGCGCCCGCGCGATCCGCACGTGCCTCGCGCTCGACGTCGCTGCGGCCAACGCTTCCGACGGTGTCCCGGCGGTCCAGTACTTCATGCCGACCGAGGGCGCTGACCCGGCCGAGGACGACGAGATCCAGGAGCTCCTCGACGCCGCGCAGGAGGCCCGCCGTCGCCGCTCGATCGGCTACGTCCCGGCCTCGCTCAAGCTCGTCGACGGCACCTGGGACCCGGCGAAGCTGCAGCTGGTCGAGCAGCGCCAGCACGCCGTGCTGGAGATCGCCCGCGTGTCCGGTGTCGACCCCGAGGAGCTCGGCGTCTCGACGACGTCGCGGACCTACTCAAATCAGTTCGACCGGCGCAAGGCGTTCACCGACTTCACGCTCGGGCTCTACCGCCAGGCCGTGGAGGACCGGCTGTCCATGGGCGACGTCACGCCCCGTGGCCAGTACGCCAAGTTCAGCCTTGACGCGTTCCTGCGCTCCGACCCGCTCAGCCGTTACCAGGCCTACGCCGCCGGCCGCGAGGTCGGTGCGCTCGACGACAACGACATCGCCCGGCTCGAGGACCGCCCCGCGCCGGCAACACCCATCAGCACCAACACCGAGGAGTCCAACGTGATTACCCTGCCAGGAGTCGCAGCGTCCGCGACCGGCCCGATCGTCACCTTTGGCGACGCACCGGCCATCCGTCTCGACGCCCCGCAGAACACGGAGGCCTTCGAGGTCGACGTCGAGAAGCGCACGATCAAGGGCCTCGCCGTCCCGTACGGAGTGCCCGGCCGCAGCAACGGCAAGACCTTCCAGTTCGCGAAGGGCACGCTGAAGTACGCCGACGTGCGCCGGGTGAAGCTGTGGGTCCAGCACGACAGCAAGCAGGCCGTCGGCGTCGCGACCAAGCTCGACGACCGCGACGACGGTCTGCACGCCGAGTTCTCCGTCGCTCGCGGCGAGGACGGTGACCGGATCCTCGCGCTCGCCGAGGACGGCGTGCTCGACGGCCTCTCGATCGGCCTCGGCCAGGGTGGGCAGTTCCGTCTCAAGGACGGCGTCCACTTCGCCCAGCCCGGCGTGCCGCTCATGGAGATCTCCCTGACCCCGGCGCCCTCCTTTGACGATGCCCGTGTGCACGCCGTCGCTGCGTCCGCAGCTGGTGACGGCGGCGACGGTGCCGAGGCCTTCGAGGCCGCGACCGCCACTCTCGGCAAGGTGCTGCTGCAGGCCTTCGGGTCGCTCGGCACCAACCCGCTCAACCCCCAGGGCTCCGGCCCGGAGCAGATCTCCGCGACCCAGGGCCTCGCGGTGAACGAGCCCTCGCCCTACCGCTTCGACGGCGTCAAGGCCGAGCACTCGTTCACCGGCGACCTCCGCGACGCCCAGCAGGGTGACCCCGAGGCCCGCCAGCGCATCGAGGAGTTCACCGACGAACTCGCGAGCTTCGCGGTCACCACGACCAACACGGCCTCGCTCAACCCCACCAAGAACCGCCCCGACCTGTACGTGCCGAACCTGCAGTTCAGCCGGCCGTTGTGGGAGCTGGTGTCCAGCGGGGTCGTCGAGGACGTCACCCCGTTCACGGTGCCGAAGTTCGCCTCGGCCGCTGGCCTGGTCGGCGCGCACACCCAGGGTGTCGAGCCCACGCCGGGCTCGTTCTCGGCCACGGTGCAGACGATCACCCCGGCCCCGAAGTCGGGCAAGATCGAGATCAACCGCGAGGTCTGGGACCAGGGCGGCTCGCCGCAGGCCGACGCCATCATCTGGGGCGAGATGCTCAACGGCTGGTACGAGTCGCTCGAGACGATGATCGCCACGACGCTCGCCGCCATCGGCACCGCCGAGCTCAACCTGGCCGGCGCGGTCGACGCGCCCCTGGTCGACGCCCTGACCGGCTACTTCGCCGGCCTCCAGTTCGTCCGCGGCGGCAACCGCTTCACCCAGTTCGCCGCCGACGGCAACCTCTTCCCCGCGCTGGTTAGCGCCAAGGATGGCGACGGGCGACCCCTGCTCCCGATCCTCGGCCCGACCAACGCCCAGGGCAGCACCGACGGCAGCTTCGACCGCGTCGCCGTCGGCAACCAGAACGTCCGTGCCGCCTGGGCGCTGGGCACCGGCAACGACAAGAAGTCGTACAACTTCGTGAAGTCGTCGGTCTGGGCCTGGGCCTCGACCCCGAAGAAGTTCACCTTCGAGTACCAGGTGAAGTCGATCGACATGGCGATCTGGGGCTACGGCGCCAGCGCGGTCCTGCGGGACTCCGACGTCAAGCCCGTCGACTACACCACCTCGGACACCCCGTGAGCCCCCGTCGCAAGGCCGGCATCTCGCCGGCAGCGAAGGCAGGGCAGCCGGCGGCCGCGGACCCCACGGAGTTCGTCGGCCGTAACGACCGGGGTGCGGTGCGCCCGGCCGACGACCGGTACCTCGCGGATGCCGAGCTCGACAAGCGCGACGCATACCTGCTCGAGGTCACCGGCCCCGACGCCCAGCAGCTCATCGCCAAGCGCGAGGCGCTGCGGGTGCTGCTCGACGAGCTCACCGACGAGCAGCTCGCCGAGCTCATGCCGCCGGGTTACGAGGGCAGCCGCATTGCGCTGCTCGACCACCTCGAGGCCTCCGCAACCGAGATGCCCAACGCCGCCTACCGCGAGCTGCTCGAGGCCGCCACCGCGGCCAGCGCCACCGACGACGACTGACCGGAGAGCCACGCCATGACCGAGCCCGCACCCGAGCCCCCGCCGTACCCCTGGCTGGCGCCTCAGACGGTCCTGGCGTGGCTCAAGGTCGACCCGGCCAACACCCAGCGCGTGACCCTGGTCGAGGTCTGCCGGATGGGCGCAGCGTCGTGGATCGAGGACCAGCGCAAGGACCTCGTCGTCGCCGGCGTCTTCGTGGCCAAGGACCGCGTCGTGATGGCCGGCCTGCTCGCCACGGCCCGCCTGTTCGCGCGCACCGATAGCCCCAATGGGGTCGTCTCGTTCGACGAGCTCGGCACCGGTTCGATCCTCTCCAAGGACCCCGACGTCATGCGCCAGCTCGGCCGCAGCAATTTCAAGGTCGGCTGATGGGCGGCCTGGTCAACGCCACCACCGGCGCCGCTGCAGCGGTCAACGCGCTCGAGGGCGACGTCCGCTGCTACACCGACCCCGCGGACGCGATCAACAACCGTCCCTGCCTGCTCATCGCACCCCCGACGCTCGACTACGCCGACGGCACCATGACCGGCCCCACGGTGCGGTTCCGCATCATCGCGCTCTCGTCGTACGCCGCGGGTGTCTTCGACGCCCTGGCCGAGCTCGACGACCTCGTCGACGCCACCGACCAGGCGCTGACCGTCGAGCGCGCTGAGCCCATCCAGTACCCGCTCACCAAGGACGGGTCCCGGGTGGCCGCCTACCTGCTCACCACGACCGACTACCCGCTCAGCAACTGAGGAGAAACCGATGACCATTCAGTCCTACAAGATGGGGCCGGGCACCCTGAAGTTCGGGACCGGTCTCGCCACCGACGCGTCCTGCCAGGTGAAGTCCTGCCTCGTCACGTGCGAGGAGAACGTCGACACCGAGGACCCCGTACCCGTGATCTGTGGGGAGGAGCAGCCGGGCGAGGAGACCGTGCGGCTGACCTGGGGCCTTGAGGCGACGCTCCTGCAGGACCTCGCCGCGGCCGGGTTCGTCACCTGGACGTGGACGAACAAGATGACCGAGCAGCCCTTCGAGTTCATTCCGAACACGGTCTCGGCGCGCAAAATCAACGGTGTCATCCACGTCGTGCCCATCTCGATCGGTGGTGAGGCCAAGACCCGGCCCACCTCGGACATCAAGTGGCGCGGCAAGACCGGGTCCGACTTCGTGCTCGGTGCGGTCGTCGTCTGATGGCCGCCGCACGCAAGCAGCGCTGGCACGTCTACGACGCCACCATCGATCACGTCGTGTCCCCGGAGTTCGACGACGAGGCCGGAGCGAAGACCTTCGCCAAGCTCATCGCCGGCTCTCACGACCTGGTCATCAAGCGCATCGACGCCGACCCGCCGGCACCGCCCGACTGATGGCCGGCGAGCCCATCGTCGTCGAGGGCGCGGACGAACTGACCCGCACCTTGCGCGCCGCTGCGAAGGATCTGGATGACCTAGGCGAGGTCAACCAGAGAGCCGCGCAGACGCTGCTCGAGAAGGCCAACCCGCGCACCCCCCGCGAGAGCGGTGCGCTGGCCTCCTCGGGTGGTGTGGCCACCGACGGCGATGGCGCCACGGTCACCTACGACGAGGTCTACGCCGGCGTGATCCACAACGGCTGGGCCGAGCACGGGATCGATCCCCAGCCCTGGCTGGCCGAGACCGCAGCGCAGCAGGAATCCACCCTCGTCGACGTCTACGTCGACCACATCACCGATGTCCTCGGCCGCGTCCGAGGGCTCTGAAGGAGCAACCACCCCATGACCATGACTCTGCCCCGCTACACCGTGCTCGTCGCCGACGTCGAGCACCCCGGAGACCCCGACCACGCCAGTGAGCACCAGGTCACGATCCTGCACGGCGACCAGTTGCGCGCCGAGCTCGAGGGCCCCCGCAACATGATCCCCGGTATGGACAAGGCGCCGATGCACGGCATCACGCTGTGGCTGTGGGCCGCGCTGATGCGCACCCACGCGGTCGACCAGCCTTTCCAGGAGTTCCTCCCGCGGCTGCTCGCCTTCGAGGACGCTACCCAGACCGCGGCCGCAGACGTCGACGGGCTGGCCACGCCGGCGGACCCTACCCAGCCTCCAGTCGGGTCCGGCTCGCCCTCGGTCTCACCCTCCACTTCGGTGACCTCGACCGATGGCTGGCCGGTTTCGAGCCCGACCCCGACCGGCTGATTGCCACCGCGCTCGACGTGCTCGAGCAGATGCACCCCAACCAAGACGACTGAGGAGGACCTGTGGGTGGCGCAGTCGCACTGGCGATCAAGGTCTCCGCTGACGCCAAGTCGGCGACGGCGGAGCTCGACCAGGCCACCCAGACGACCTCCAAGCTCGGCACCGCAGGCAAGGCAGCAGGTCGGCTCCTCGCAGCCGGCCTGCTGCTCGCCGTCGGCGCGGCGATCAAGTTCACCGCGGCAGCCGCCGAGGACGCGCAGGCGCAAGCAAAGCTGGCTCAGACGGCCAAGCAGGTAGCCGGCGCGACCGACGAGCAGGTCTCCGCCATGGAGAGCTGGATCGCCGCTCAGGGGCGCTCGAAGGGCATCGCGGACGACCAGCTGCGACCGGCGATGTCGAAGCTCCTCACGGTCACCAATGACGTCGGGAAGTCGCAGAAGCTCGCGTCGCTGGCCATGGACATCAGCGCCCGCACCGGCAAGAGCTTGGAGTCCGTCACCCAGGGGCTCGCGAAGGCTCAGACGGGGTCGGTCGCCGGGCTCTCGAAGTACGGCGTGCAGACCAAGGACGTCGAGGGCAAGACCCGGAGCCTGGCCGCGGTGCAGGGTGATCTGGCCAAGCTCTACGGGGGCGCGGCCGCCGCGGCCGCCGACACCGCAGCGGGCAAGCAGAAGATCCTCGCCGTCCAGATGGACGAGCTGCAGGAGTCGATCGGAACCAAGCTCCTGCCGGTCATGCTGAAGCTGACCTCAGCGGGCCTAGCCGTCGTCGACTGGATCACGCAGAACCAAGAGGTCGCGCTTGCGATCATCGGCGTGCTGGGCGGGCTCCTGGCCATCATCAAGGCCGTCTCCGTGGCCCAGCAGGCCTGGTCCGCAGTCATGAAAGTCGTGGCGGCCGCACAGTGGCTCCTCAACGCCGCGATGGCCGCCAACCCCATTGGCCTCGTGGTCATCGCCATCATCGCGCTGGTCGCCGTCTTCGTCATCGCCTACAAGAAATCGGAGACGTTCCGCGACATCGTCAACGGCGCCTTCGACGCCGTGAAGAGCGTCGTCTCAGGGGTCATCGACTGGTTCCGCACGGCAGTCCCGGCCGCCTGGGAGACCGTCCGAGCGAAGACAGTGGCGGCGTGGGGCGCGGTCGTCGACTTCATCAAAGCCATCCCCTCGAAGCTCGTCAGCGCGTTCATGAACTTCACCCTCCCCGGGCTGATCATCAAGCACTGGGACGACATCAAGTCGAAGACCTCCGCCGCCTGGGGTGCCGTCGTCGACTTCGTGAAGGGCATCCCGGGCAAGCTCGTCGGGTTCTTCCTGACCTGGACCCTGCCGGGCCTCTTCATCAAGCACTGGGACGACCTCAAGAGCGGCACGATCCGGGTCGCGACCTCGGTCGTCGACTGGGTCGCTGGCCTGCCGGGCAAGATCATCGGCCGGCTCTCCTCGCTCGGCTCAATGCTCCTCGAGGTCGGCTCGTCCGCGTTCGGGCGGCTCCGCAGCGGCGCGGAGGAGAAGGCCGGCGCGCTGCTCGAGTACGTGCGCGGCATCCCCGGCCGGGTGAAGAACACGCTCAGCAACCTCGGCAGTCTCTTGCTCAGCGCCGGGTCGGCGATCATCCAGGGCCTCATCGACGGCATCCAGTCGAAGATCGGCGAAGTCACGTCGATGCTGCAGGGCCTCACGGACAAGATCCCCGACTGGAAGGGGCCCGCGGGCCGCGACAGCCGGCTGCTGCACCCCGCCGGCCGCCTGATCATGGACGGCCTCGTCAGGGGCATCCAGGACGGTTCCGCGGGCGTCGAGAAGGTGCTGGGCCGGGTCACCGCGCTCATCGAGAAGGCGCTGGCCAAGCGGTACGACGGCAAGGAGCTCAAGGCCCGCATTGCCGGGGTGGCGGCGGGGATCGCCGAGGAGACCAAGGCGCTCGAGCGCAACGGGCAGGCGCAGGACCGGGTGACGGCCGCCCTCGAGCGTGGTCGGGCCAAGCTGCAGGAGATCCGCGACACCGCCAGGCAGTACGCCGCGAGCATCGTCGAGTCTTACGCGTCCTTCGGGTCGGTGGTGGGGCTCGGTCAGGGCGAGGACGGCGCCGTCAGCCTGGGCGGCATCTTCGACCAGCTGAAGGACCGCGTGAAGGACGCGCAGCGGTTCACCGAGGTCGTCCAGCAGCTCACCGGTGCCGGGCTCAACCAGACCACGCTGCAGCAGCTCATCGGCGCCGGGGTCGACGGGGCGCTCGCCACCGCTGAGGCTCTCGCGAGCGGGGGCAGTGCCGCGGTCGCTCAGGTCAACCGGATGACCGAGCAGATTGAGGCCGCTGGAGCGTCGCTCGGGAAGTCCGCGGCCGCGGACCTTTACGGCGCGGGGATCAAGGCAGCCCAGGGCCTGGTCGAGGGCCTGGAGAAGCGTGCCAAGGAGCTCGACGCAGTCGCGGACCGTCTGGCCGGTCGCATCGTCAGCACTGTCCTGGGTCAGCTCAACGACAACCGGGACACCCTGACGCAATCGGCCGGCGGCAGTGACCTGGCGATCAAGGAGCAGACACGGGCGCTGAGTGACCTCGCGCTCGTCCAGAGCGGCGACCTGCGCGCCCTGGCCGACGAGGTCAGCCAGATGCGCAGGGAGAACAAGAAGGCCCCGGCCGAGACGTCACGTGCGCTGACCCAGTCTCTGCGCACGTGGCGACCGTAAGAGGAGGAGAGTAGTCATGACGACAACGTCCGTAGCAAGCATCGCGACCCTCGTGCACGGCTTCACACTCGCGCAGATCAACGAGGCGGCCTGGGCCGCCGCCCGGATGAAGGGCAAGGCTCAGGTACTGGACCCCCGGGACTCCTACGACAACGCGTGGCACGCCATCGTCGAGCTGCTCTACTCGCAAGACGAGCCCCCCACCTACTTCGACCTGGTTAACGTCGGCAAGCTCGCGATCCAGCGCGCGATCAACGACGAGTACCACCACGGCGGCATCGACAACAAGACCGGACTCGCTGGCCCCAACATCGGCAAGTACTGGGCCAGCGTGGTCGCCCCTCGCGAGGGCTTCGCCGACCGGCTCATCGATCGGCTGGCGATACCTCACATCCTCGGCAGCCTCACCGAGCTCGAGTACGAGGTCCTCGGCGCCACGATCCACCACGACACTCAACGGGACATCGCGGCCACCTTGGGCATCAGCCGGGAGAGCGTCCAGAAGAACATCGCCTCAGCTCGTGCCCGGTTCATCGCAGCGTGGTTCGCCCCCGAATCGCCGCCGGCCCCGCGAGCACGACGTACGACGTCGGACGACGAGTGCTCGGCGGGTCATTCCCGCGGGGAGCATGGCTTCCGACGCGCTGACGGCCGCCGGTGGGGATGCCGGGTGTGTCAGCGCAACGCCCAGCGTCGCTACCGCGCGCGCGGCCGGTAAGGACGGCCCCCTCAGACACCGCCGCGCCTCGTTCTGGGGTGGAGCCGGGGCGCGGCGGTCCCCATTCGACTATCGTCCGAACCATGGGGTTCACCTTCAACCGACGCAAGCGCCTCGGCCGCAACACCCTCAACGTCTCGAAGACCGGCGCGTCGCTCTCACGACGCGCCGGCCCCGTCACCCTCAGCACCCGCCGCCGCGGCACGGTCCGGCTCGGCAAGGGCCTCGGGTTCCGCTTCAAGCTCTGAGTGTCACCGGGGCGCCTTGTCCCCCCTTTCGAGCGCCGCGGCGAGTGCCCGGGCACAGTTCGCGCAGTCCTGCTCGCGGGTGAGCGCCACCAGGCCGCCCACGACCTCGATCGTGGTCTGCTGCGAGACCGGGAATGGCTTCTCGACCTTCGCTCGGCAGACGCTGACCACGGCAAGACCGAGCGAGCGCGCCATGTCGAGCTCGTCGGTCCAGTACAGGTGCTTGACCTTGCGCCGCACCTTCCCGGCCTGCTCGACGACGTGCTTCTCGACGGCCGCGCTCAC